CTGGCGCTACTGATAAAACCGCCCGTGATGTTGGCCGCCGTCCATTGACTGATTTCGGCGAGTTTTGCTTGCTTAGCTGCAGGCAGCAGCTCTGCATCTGTAGGTGCTGGCTTAGGATATACTGAGCCGTCATCAGCAATGAGGTATTCGCCGTTGGCATTGCCAATGAGCTTGTTAAAATCATCGTGGCTGACAATGACATAGCCTTGTTTAAGCAGCTCAGTGATTTGTTCCTCGCTGTGCTCGACAGCTAATTTGGTATCTTTTCTGTTGCCATTGTCAGGCAGGATAAGATATTGATTTACTCTTTTATCATTCATATTTTTCCTTTCTACGCTCACAGATTTTGCCTGTGGGCGATTTTTAATGATTTAGGTGTAACGATAAGGTAGATTTAAATTAAGACGTTATGAGCCTTTCTATGCAGTGGGGAAAATGGAGTTATACAGGCAAGAAAGTCTCAACAGTTACGCTGCCTATTTCGATGTCTACCCTTTATGCTGTCGCCATAACCAAAGACCGTGTAAATGGAGGTACAGCAAGCTACACTATGTTGCTGGATAGCTTTAATGGTATCTCAATAGCTGTGTATGGTGATACTCCCAACACAAGCAATCTTTACGTTTTCGCCATCGGCAAGGCTTAGGCTTTGCCTGGAGCGTAAGAGCCTGCTGCGCTAAAAGCCAGCCGCAATCCAAAAATTTTCATGGCATTTATTATCAATTCGTATTGAACTTGTGTTAGGCGTAAATGTAACTGGGAAGCCTGAGCCGCTATTTACGTTGGTGATGCATACAGCGCAGGTTTGGCGGCTGAAAGCAATCGGAAATGTTAATGTATAACTGTTGCTAGTGGCTTGGTAATATCCCCACTGCAGAATCAGCCCATTTTTAAATTTAGCATAACCGTTCTGTTCCAGCAGAGCGGCGACGATGCCGTTGTTTGTATCCTGCGTGTCAATGCTAAATTTTGTATTATCCTTTTTTGTAAACGTAATCGTCTTACCGCTTACGCTTGCGTTAACGATAGCACCTAATATACCGAGATTACTCAATGCAGTGTTAGCATTATCTGCTCCGGTACCGCCATTAGCAATAGGCAATGCTCCATTTGTGTTACCTAAACCCAAAACATAACGAACACCAGCAACGGTAGTTTGTCCTGTACCGCCGCCAGAGATAGGAAGAACTTTATATGTAGCATCGCCGCATAACGCCATATCCTGCTTTCCTGCCGCCGGAATTGGCGCAAGTCCTGCTTTACCAGAACTGTAATATGTTGCACCTGTCATATTAGCGATATTAATATTGCCACTAGAATCAGGTTTTATATTATTTACGGAACGAACAAATTTAGCTTTAATCTGTCCTAAAAAATATCTTAATCCGTCAAGATCAATTAATTTTTGCAAGTTAGCCATTATGCCAGCTCCTTTGTAATTAAATTCTGAATTTCAGCTTCGGTTGCCGTCTTTAGCTTGTAAGCTCTTGGAATAACTTCCCATGTCACTGAGCCATCATTATAAGTTGTTCCGAGTACAGCCTCTCGGAAATCTGGCTCACTCACAGCTGTGTCACCGCCAACAGTACATGCTAAGACAAGACTTTTAGGCAAGTTAGGTGACAATACGATGTCGCCATTAACATAAGATGTATTGTTCTTGCGAATGTTTAAGCTGTTAAAAAGGTACTGACTTTTTAAATCGCTCACATTTTGCAATTTATTAAAGTATTCAAGCGGCGGTGCTTCTCCTTTGTCAAGATACCCCCAACCACGCAGGTAATCAAGCTCAGGCCAAGAATCAATCATCTCACCAACGCTTGCGCTGCTGCCAAAAATTAAATCAAAAGTAGGCTGTTTCATTACCATTATTCAACAAGTCCCCCTTTCACCTTTACAATCCTTGCGAATGTTCCTTGATTAAATCCTTTAAATCTATAAGGATTTTCTCCGCTTCTACTAAAGCCGAACGTATTTGTAGCATCAAAAGAATAGACATAAATCACGCCAATACCTGCGCCACGGATAATAAGGTTCAGTGCATCAATCAAGCGGCTTTCTTGACTTGTTACTAAACGTCCTATTCCTATACGCATTTTGGCATTTCCGGCATTTACAGCAGAAATACGTTCAACACCAAAAACTTTCTTTATGCTGTGTATAGTGCTAACGCGAGAGCAGTCTGTCGTATTTTTCTCAATCTTCGAGATAACAGCAAGACGGTAATAACGGTCGTTTAAGTCGCTGGATGTAAGATAATTATCATACATACGTCTAAACGGAGCTTGCCCGAATCCCATGTTGCCATGATCAGGAAAACCAAAAAAGTCCATAGCAATAGCATTTTCAACACGGCGAGTAATATCAGCGACTTCACCGCACATATCAAGCTGCTTACCAACTGCCGTATCTGGCCATATCTGTGTCCTTATCTGCTCCCTTACTTTATCTATGCTGTCGAGTTCGTTTCCAACGGCATTAAGAAAAGCTTTAATGTTAGGCTTGTTGCGAAACTGACTTAACAAATGGTTATACATTCTTTCGCTTGTAGTCATGGTTACAACTCCAAAGCTACAGTAACATTAGCAAGCTTTGTTACTGCCAGCTCATTACGTTCAATCGAAATGTTTTCCTGCTTATACGCTTGACCGTCTTTAGACACGCTGCACTCAATATAGCTAATACCGTCAACACCGCTGTAAATAGGACCAAGCAAACGCTGATAAATAACATCATTACCCATCGACAGCTTGCCAATCTGTTCGACAACGATATTTTTAATTTTGTCGATTGCATCACCAGGTAAAATTTCTTCATTATATTCTTTAATAATAACTTTGACATAAATCTGTACCTCGTGCGGACGGCTAAAGCATACATCTTGCTCTGCACCCTCGCTGTCCTCAATGCGAACGCAAATATCGCCGTTTGTATCAATGCCTAAAGGTGCAACATTTAAGATAGTGCGAGCAATAGCTTCTTCATCACCACCGAAAACAATAGCCTGGAAAGAATGAGGTTTTAAGCCATCAACTGTTTCATCAGTGCGGTTTTCATAAATAGTTACGTTGGTAACATCCTGCAATTCAAGCAGTGCAGCCTTAATACTTTCTTTCATTCCTATGCTGTTTCTAAACACAGCAGACGCATACCGCTGACGAACCTCGGATGCTGTTTCGTAGTCACGACCTACATATGTTTCAGATTCGTTACTAACAGAAAACCAACCGTCATAATTTGTGTTGATGTAATTCACGCTATTTAGCAAAGGTTCGATTTCTCCGTATTCCTCGCAATCAAAACGAATAGGACTTCCAACCTGCGTTACTACAAACGATTCGTTAGGCACTACCACAGCTCCATATCGCCTGTCGGAGCGTTCAAAAACCAGCTTACCTTCAACAATACTACCTTGCCACTTTTCAACGTTCTGAGAAGCCAAGGCAACAGCCACAATCAACGCAGTATCATTTTCTTGCGCTGTGTATTTTATAACTGCATCGTTGTCAAACTGTACGCTGTAAATTTTTCCGTTAGTCGGTGCTTCGACTTCAAGTGTAACGTGAACGCAGTCATTAAGAGTGATCGTGCTTTCTTCTATGATATTCCATTTGTAGCCGGAAACATCTTTAATCTGGCAGTTAGCAGGAAGAACCATTCCACTGCGTCCATAACATACAGCGTAAAGATAGCTTGCCTGAGCTTTCTTGCGCTGCACATTGGTGTAAGCAAGCGTATTATCTAAACTGCCTTCGCTGGCACTAATCGGCGAGCGGTCATAATAATCACGCTCTAAAAGCTGCCACATTCGGTCAAGCTCAGCAGCATACACACCAACGAGAACGCCTATCATGCTGTTAGGCTGACGGCTAACTGTCGAGCCTAAATTTTGCTCCAAGCTTTTAAAAATATCTTCTCTTATCTCCGGCAAACGCTTTCTGACAAAACCGTTAACTGTTACTCCGTACTCCATAGCCTAAAACCTCCTTCCTTACAATCATGCCGTATTCAGTTTCCGCTTCATAGCTTAACAACATTTTTCGTGTAGCAGATTCAAAATCAATATCAATGCTGACTAAATTGCTTACTCCGTCAACCTTTAAAATCTGCTCACGGAAAAGCTCTCTAATCAGCGTAAAATTAGGATTTTTTACAAGCACATATTCGAGATAAGGTACGCCATGCGTAACGTCTAAAAACCATTCGCCAAGAAAAGTAAGCAACTGTATTTTTATCTGCTGTGCTACACGCTCAACATCATCAATAAACATTACATCTCCATTAAGTGCAAGATCATGTGTCTTTGCGTTTAAAGCAAGGTCAAGCATTGCCGCCACCTCCTAAATAACTAGGAACATATATATCCAAGCCGTTCTCTTGAATTTGTGTAAGCAAACCACAATCAATATAAAGCTTTTCAACAATCGCTTTTTTATTGGGTATTTTTACAACATTACCTCTATCCTCTACAAGGCAAACGAAATCCATTTTGCTGTTACCTTGCCAGAACGATTCCGCATAATTATTAATATTCGTAGCTTCTGTAGCTCTAGCTGTCAAAATATCTTTGATAACAGAATCAAGCTCCGGCTGTTCAGCATCAACAATCTTTTCGCCAGCACTGCCTTCTGCCTGTGCCGATGCTTCAGATGTAGTATATCTGATTTTATCGGCAAGATTTTCTTTCAGCCATTCCCACGCATACCAATACGGTGTTAAATCAATACTGCCTACATCAGCATTGTATTTAATGCCGTATTTTTCATCATCTTCACACTTTAACGCCGCTTTTGTCTGCGATACATAAGCGCCACGAATAACAGCACGAACAGAATCAGACACACTATCAGCATTACTAAAATAACTATCAATAGCTTTTTCAATCTGGACAAAATACGTCCACGAGCTTGTCAGCGTAGGAAACGCTACAATGCAAGCTCCTTTCTGCTTTTTGTAGGCTATTATAACTTCTTCTTTTTTCATTATTTTTTTACCTCAGTGCGACGAACTTGTTTCACCATGCGGAGCTGTGTGAGTATGTCCGATAAGGCTAATGCCGCCGCCAAGCACGTCACCGCTGCACGTTATCGAACCTTGAACATTAATATTTCCGACAACATTAATCGTGTTGCCAGGTGTAAGGCTAATTTTCGTACCGCCGTTAATAACTTCAACATTTTCGGCAGATATTGACTGTGACGGCATCATTCCAACGAAGCAGAAACCGTCAGTCAAATCATATTGTCGAGGATCATGGTTATCATCAGTTCCAGCACCTAGCCATTCATCAATGCTGCGTTCTGAAAAAACAATTAAACAACTATCGCCAGGCTTTACAGGATAAGTAATCTGTGCTGCTCCTGCGTGTGGCATAAAAACAGGAACACCATCAATAACCGGGTATTCAAGAACTCTGCCGTCGGAGGTAAATTTCTTTAACGTTGACTTCACGCTGGCAAGGCAAGTAGAAGCATCAAATGACAAAATTGTACCAGGCAAGCAAGTGTGAATGTTGCCTATTTTTTGCTGCATAAGATTTTCCAATCCTTCAAGCGTATCTGCTGTTGCATCAAGGCTCATATATAATCACTCCTTCGGTACAATCTCGTACACTTCAAGCTCCGTATACCAATTCTGTCCGCTATACGAGCCGTTATGCTTTAAGCTTTCTATCTTAAACCAGCCTTTTATTTCCTGCGAATCAATGTAAACTAAATCTCCAGGATTTAATACAGGCTGTAAAAGGCATTTAACATTCCAGCCTGCTTTCTTATCCCTTTTAGGTTGGGTAGTCTTTTTACTTGTTTTTTGCTTTGCCGCTTTTGTTGGACCTTTAAGAAGTTTTTCAACAAAACCAATTAATCCGCTTTCAGGAGTAAGCTTTATAGCCTGCACATTGGTGTTGCCGCCTTGCTTAATAATCTGCAAGGTATTGTTCTGGATGCTCCATTCCAAGTCAGTGCCAGCGCAAACCTTATCAAGGCACTCACGTCCTGCACCAACAAAAGAAAACCCATTCGCAAAAGTCGTAAACTCACAATCATCAGCATACGTCACTACAAGTCCCATATCTGCTGCAACATCGTCAAGAGCTTTCTTCCTACTAACATCTTTAGCATAAATCGAGTAGGAGAGTGCTCATTATTTGAGCAGTCGTCCTCTCACACCACCGTGCGTACCGTTCGGTACACGGCGG